AAAGGTTAGAAACTGGTAATAAATAAACAAAAATATAGAAGAGTTAACTCAACATGGCAGAAATCTTAACAAACAATTTTAAGAGTGATGTAAATAAAATTTTCATCGCCGACGCAAAAGCGAACGACAATTATTATATGTTTGTTTCGAGCATTGGAACATTCAACCCAGTTGACTCTGCTGTTTCGCAAAACGAGTTCTTAGAGAATACACTCTTCGCAAAACGAATTGATAATGCAGATATTAATTTTATGATAAAGTATTATCCTTGGCAAAGAGGTGTAGTATATACACAATATGATGATACTGTTGATTTAGCTGGAACAAACTTTTATGCAGTTGTTGGACCTAATGATAATGACACAGGTGATTATCGAGTTTATAAATGTTTAAATAATGGCTCAGGTGCAACCGCAGAATCCCCACCAACTTTTGATACTGCTAACTTAAATCAAATATATGAAACTGCAGACGGTTATACATGGAAGTACATGTATCGTTTAACAACATTACAGTTTGAAGGTTATAACGCTTTGGGTTATATTCCAATTGACCCAGCAGCAGTCATTGAACCAAATTCAGTTTATGGTGGTGGTATTTCTGATATACAAGTTGCGAATCCAATTGCTAACCAAGGTTATCAAATTAAGTTTGGTGTTATGGATTATATCTTCGGTCGAGTAGGTGGTATTAATAATCACGGTGAAGTTTCAGTTAGTTTAGATCCTGTAAATAATGATTTTTCTTCAATTGACAACTACTATGTTGGTCAATATCTTTATATTACAAACCCAAGCTCAAGTGTTACGAATTTATTTAAAATAGATTATTATAAATTTAATACTTCTTCTGGTAAAGCAGAAATAAGAGTAGGACCTGAACTTTCAAATCCAAGCAGAGGAAATGTTGAAGGTGCAACTCAAGCTGACCCAGTTGTTATTACATCAGCAGGTCATAATCTTGTAGCAAGACAACCTATACGTTTTAGAAATGTTGGCGGTATGGTAGAATTAAATGATGATGACGGTGACGGAAATCCAGTTTATTATGTTGTACCAATCGACGACGATACGTTTTCTCTTAGGACAAATACTTCACTATCAGAAAACTTGGACGGTACCGCGTTTACTGCATTTACATCAGGCGGAACTTGGGAAGCTGATAAAGATTTAATCACTGCAGGAGTTAAAGTAAATGGTCCTGCTAACATTATTCCTAGAATTGATATTAAAGGAGATGGTGTCGGAGCTGTAGCAATACCTAATTTAAATGACGATACAATAGAATCAGTCACTGTACTAAATAAAGGTTCAGGATATACAAATGTAACTGCTAATGTTGTTGACCCTATAGTCGACTTTAATCCTGATGACCCAACAACGACAGATGTAAGATGTGTAATTAAACCAGTCATTGAACCTAAAGGTGGACACGGATATAATTTAATTGATGAACTCAAATGTAAACATTTTGGAATGTATGCATATATTACTGCAGAAGATAATACAAAGATAGGTGATGTAAATACCTATGGATCTTTAGGTATTGTAAGAACTCCGTCCTTTAGGGATGTTGGTGCAGGTACATGGAGAAGCGGACAGGCAAATACAGCAGTTATACCTGATGTGTTTGATAATAGGATAGCGGTCACAACAGATGATTATGGAAGCCTAACAGCAAATAGTATCGTAACACAAGTTGATGGAAGTAACGAAATTACATTTACTGCTCAAGTACATGAAATTGATGATACATCAAATACTGTTTTCTTAGCAGAATATATGGGTCCTAATCAAAATAATCTCTTAGTTGGGAATGGAGATACATCATTTAACCCTAATCTTCAAATTGTCTCAGATACAGGTCAGAGAATCACAATAAATAATCCAGTAGCAGATAATATTGTATACTCAGATTATATACAAAGAACAGGTGAAGTATACTTCATGGAAGATTTCTTCCCATTAGCAAGAACCGACTTATCAAGAGAAGAATTTAAGTTTGTATTGGAATTTTAAGGAACATAAGCAAAGATGCCTATTAATAAAAATTTAAACATTGCTCCATACTTCGATGACTACGATGTTGAGAAGCAATTTTACAGAGTCATGTTCAAACCTGGGTATGCTATTCAGGCAAGAGAGCTTACTCAATTACAAACTATTCTCCAGGGTCAGGTTGAGGCATTTGGCGATAACATATTTAAAGAAGGTTCAGTTGTAAAAGGATGTAACTTTACTGAACTCGATGATCTTCAGTTTGTAAAAGTAAATGACGGTCCTTCAGGATTTAATGCAGAAGCATATATTAGTGGACCTGTAGTAGAAAGTATTCAAGGCCAAGATGTTGAACTTGATTATGTTTATGAAGTTGTTGGACAAACAACTGGATTGAGAGCAGAAATTGTTCAAGCTTCAGTAGGTTTCCAAACAAGACCACCAGATTTAAATACATTTTATATTAACTACTTAAATACAACTTCATTAGCAACTCAATTCCAAGCTGGTGAAAACCTTGTTATTAATCGACACAAATATTTAAGAGGAACAACAACAGGTACTTTAACAAGTGAAGCTGTTATTACTTCAGGACTTGCAGTAAGTGCAGGTATATCAACACCACATGTTGGTAAGTCTTTCGGTATTGAATCTGCTCCTGGTATTATATTCCAAAAAGGTAATTTTATATTCGTTTCAGAACAAAGAATCGTTGTTGAGAAATATAATAACTTACCTGATGGAAAGTCTGTTGGTTATCAAGTAGATGAATCTTTAGTTAATGCGTTACAAGATGCAAGTCTTTATGATAATGCAAACGGTTCTAGAAATGAAAATGCTCCAGGTGCCGACAGATTAAAATTAGTACCAAGATTGGTTGTTGTAGAAACCGCCACGAAAACTTCAGACTTCTTTACATTAGTTCGTTATCAAAATGGTAATGCAATTACTGTTCGTGACGTTTCACAATACAATGTATTAGGTGAAGAACTTGCTCGAAGAACATATGAAGAATCAGGAAACTATGTTTTAGAACAATTCCCATTAAGCACGGATGATCGTATTCCAGCAGGTGAAGCAAATACACAGGTTCAAGTTGTCATTGGACCAGGAACCGCATATGTAAAAGGTTATCGAGTAGAGAATTCTGCTGACCGAGCATTTACTGTTGACCAAATTACAGGCACAGAAGAAATTACAAACCAAAATGTTTCAATGGAATATGGAAACTATTTTGAAGTAACAGGTGGAGATGGTGGTTCAGGGTGGAATGGAAGATTAGATATTGATATATCAGACCCACCAGCAACTGCACAAACTTCAGCAGCAGCAACAGTAGGTAGTATCACAATACATAATATTACTCCTACTCGAGTATATGCTCATTCATCTGCATACACAGGTGCTGTAGCAATTACTGATATGGATAGAATTAATGATGGGAATGGTTATGTACAACTTCAACCTACATCAAGCGGTGCACCATTAATTAAAGAAACAAATAAAAAGGCACTTGTATTTGACACAGGTGTAAATGGTTTATTTGGAACAAACAATACATTAGTTCCTGTAAGGGCTCAAGTGGCTGCTACGCATACAAACGGAACAATTACTTTAACTGCTAACCCAGGTGAAGATTTTAATTGTCTTAACGATGATATGTTAGTTGTTGATAGTACTTCAGTTCAGCAACCTATCACAAGTTATTCAACATCACTAAATAATTCTCAGCTTGATATTCAAATTTCTAGTGGATCTGCTACTAACGTAACAGTTTATTATAATAAGAGATTAATTGGTTCGTCAGACGGAATTGACCCATATAACAAAGTTGTAAGAAGTCCTTATATTAAATTCAATTATGCAGGTGGAACAACTAAGTATAGTTTAGGATTCCCTGATGTATTTGACATTATCAGTATTGTAGATTCTTCAGGTGAAGATTATTCAAACAGCTTTAGATTAAAACCAAATCAAAAAGATACATATTACGATATATCTTATTTAGAATATATTGAAGGAAGACCTGAACCAACAGGACAAATGACAGTTCAGTTAAAAGTATTTGAAGTAAATACCTCAACTGGTGAATACTTCTTTACAATTAACAGTTATCCTAATTCATTAGAAGGTTGGGAAATTCCTTCTTATGTATCTTCTTCAGGAACTGTTTATAATTTAAGAGATTGCTTTGACTTCAGAGCTTACAACGCAAAAGATACAAACGCAGATTATAATAATACATCTGCAGGTTCAGCACCTGTTATAACAGCAACAGTTGGAACTTATGGAATAGATTTTTCAACTTACGGTGCACCTTTAATTCCTGCAGCTCAACAATCTTTACAAACAGATTTAGAATATTACTTAACAAGAATAGATACACTTGCTTGCGATTCATACGGAAATATTAGTTTAATCAAAGGTGAAGAAGATAGAAATGCAGTTCCACCAAGATTAGGAACAGACAAGCTTGCGATTGCACATGTTGAAATTCCAACATACCCTGCACTATCTAAGAAACAAGCTGAGGTTCTTCGTAAGTCTGATTACGCAATACGACCAAGAGCAACTGGTATTAAAGCTTACACAATGAAAGATATGCACAATCTTGAGAAGAAGATTGATAATATGGCGTATTATATTTCATTGAACCAATTGGAATCTGAAACTTCAAATTTAGTTATCAGAGACGAACAAGGTTTAAATAGATTTAAGAACGGATTTATTGTTGACCCATTTAATGATTTAACATTATCTGAAATAACACACCCACAATTTAATGCTGCAGTACCATTTAATCAAAAGATTTTAACTCCGTCACTAAAAACATTCGCATTAGATTTAGTCTATGATTCTTCAACAGGTTCTTCTATATTCCCGAACTCTGATGAAGGACAGGTAGCAACAGTTGGAAGAAATTCTAATGTTTCTATTATTTCACAACCTTACGCTTCTAATTTTAGAAACTGTGTTTCTAATTTTTACAAGTATGTCGGTGATGGAATTATATCTCCACCTTATGATGCTGCTTACGACACAACAGTTAACCCTGCTTCTATTGATATTGATTTAACTACTCCTTTCCAAGAGTTTGTTGATAGTATTCAATCGTTCTTACCTATGACTGACACATCGGTGTCAACAGTATTTGAAAGAGACCCAGGTCGACGAGGCCGTCGTGGTGCAGGTACACAAACTCAAACAATCACTACAAGAACAAGTGAAATTGTAATTGATAACAGTACAACAACAGAACAGTTTGTTGGAGAATTTGTTTCTGACTTTAGATTCCAACCGTTTATGGCGGCAAGAGATATTAAAGTGTATATGTCAGGATTAAGACCTAACCAAAGACATTACTTCTTCTTTGATGGAATTGATGTAAATGCTCATGTTATGCCAGGTTCAGTTACTGCTGATTCTGTAGGAGATGTTCAAAGATTTGGTGAAAAAGGTGCCGCAGTATCAACAGATGCAAATGGTGTATTAAGAGCGGTCTTTGCTTTACCACCTGAAACATTCTATGTAGGTGATAGAGTATTAGAAATTGTCGACGTGAATCAATATGAAAGCATTGATTCTGGTTCAACCTCAAAAGGATTCGTTACCTACCGTGCATACAACTTCAGTGTTGAAAAGACAAGTTTAACAACATCTACAAGAGCACCAAACTTTGATGTAAATACAACAACGTCAGTACGAAATGTTGCTCGACGTATTCGAGGTCGTGATCCACTTGCACAAACATTCTTTGTTAAGAAAGGTATGGGACAAGGTTCAAATTCAGTTTACTTATCTGATGTTGATATTTACTTTAAACGTAAGCCTTCTCAAACTGCAGCAGGTTCAAACGCAAATGCTGCATTGAATGGTGTTAGTGTTCAAATCCGAGAAGTAGTAAACGGTTATCCAACAAATCAAATTTTACCTTTCGCAAATGTTCATAAGTTACCTGCTTCGGTATTTACTTCTGAAGATGCTTCGGTAGCAACCAAGTTTACATTTGATGCACCAGTTAGATTAGATATTGAAAAAGAATACGCAATTGTGATTCAGCCTGATGCATCAGATCCAAATTACTTAGTATATACTTCTAAGGTTGGTGGTACTGATTTAACTCCAGGTGATACACAAGGTTCTGCGATTGTTCAGGATTGGGGTGACGGTGTTCTATTTACTTCAACAAATAACTCTGCTTGGAAATCTTATCAAGATGAAGATATTAAGTTTACTGTAAATAGACATAACTTTAATTCTTCGGCAGGTACTGTAAAATTAACAAATAACAAAAACGAATTCTTTACAGTAAATAATATCACCGGAAGATTTACGGCAGGTGAAACAATTTATCAAGCAAAAGGAACAAGTGCAACAGTTGGATTAACAAATAATAGTAAAACAGTTACAGGTACTGCCTTATCAAGTGTATACAATGAAGGTGACTTCATGATGATTGAAGGTGGTAATCCAGTTGTGAAAGGATTATATAAAGTTGTCACAATTGTTAATGCTGATACATTAACTCTTGATAGACCTTGGCCAATTACAACAGGTTCAGCAAATGCAACTCCTGTCGTAACTGGTGATTTGTGTTTCTATGATTTACGAAATCCTTTTGAAATGCATTTAGAAAATTCATCTATAAGTTCAGCAAGAGTATTTACGTTAAGTAATCCTTCTGATAATACTACAGCAATTTATGGTATTGATAGTGGTTCATCTGCGGACATTGCATCAATTGATAATATCAACTTAAGTTATATTCAACCAATGATTATGAAAGCATCCGATGATGTTTCAAAGACTACATTAAGCGGTGAGTTTGTATCTCCTTCTAATGTAAATACATCATACACAATGCCGATGAAGTTTAATGATAATAATTACTTCAGTAAAAATGGTGTTGTAATATACAGTATGTCTAATGATCCTTCAAGAACAAAAGTATTTAATATAAATGTCGGTCTTGAAAATGGAAGTAATGTAACTTCTACACCTTTTGTTGATATTGAAGCATCTAAGTTAATTGCATATCAACACAAGATTACTAACAGTGCTGATACAACGGCAAAATATATTAGTAAGACGATTGAGTTATCTGAAGATCTTGATGCTGAAGATTTCAATTTAATTCTTACAGCTTATCGACCAACAGGAACAGATATTAAAGTTTATATTAAAGCTCAGAATGCTTATGATAATGATGAGTTTGATAATTTAGCTTGGACTGAATTAGAATTATTTGAAGGAGTAGGTACTTATTCAACAATTACAAACTTACAAGATTACAGAGAACTTAAATTTAGAATTAATAAAACAAATAAAACTGGAGGCCTTGCTGCTAATCCGTTTACTTATACTTCACAGGGTGGTGTATTTGAAGGATTTAAGAGATTCCAAATTCGTATAGATTTATTATCTCCTAACATTCATAATGCCCCAACATTAAAGGACTATCGCGGAATTGCGTTGACATAATATGGATAATTTAAATAGAGATAAGACTGGTGCTGTATTAAATACCGACGCAGCTGCGCTGAATAAATATAAGGTAGAAAGGAATTTGTATCGTAAAGTCGATAGAATTCAACAGGACTTATGCGATATTAAAAAAAGCATAGTTGATATTTACGAAAGAATAGAAAAACTGGAAGAAAGATAAGATGGCTCGTAATATAGGCACAATTAATACAACACAAACCTTTCAGAATTGGTTTGATAAGACCAATGATCTTGTTGAAGAATTACGAGATAACATTATTACGGCCTCTTCAGGTGGAGATACCACAACAGGGGATGCAACTTTAGTCGGTGATTTTACATCTACTAATTTAATCGCAAGTACTTTACTATCATCCGACCAAATAAGTTCTTCTTCGGGTGGTGTAATTAATTTCCAAGATCCAATACAAATTACAGGTACATCTGCTACAACTGCTACTTTCCTTTTCGCAGGAACCGGTGGTCAGACAAGATATACAGACGGAAGTTTATCTTGGGACGTTGGATTAGAAAGTTCAAATCCTGGTCATTTTATTATTGATACTGGAACAGGTCAAAATAAATTACAATTATCAGTCGCAGGTACATTAACCGTTCCTGATGCAGTCGTAACTGGTTCTTTAACTGTAGGAAGCTTGTCAATTGGTGCAGGTGGTGCCGGTTTAAATACAGATGATATTACTGAAGGTTCAACTAACTTATACTTTACAAATGCAAGAGCAAGAGGTGCTTTCTCAGGCGGAGACGGTATTGCCATTTCTTCAGGTGGAGTAATATCATTTGATGGTGAAGGTAAATTAACCACTTATGAAGGTAATGAATTTAGATTAGCAGGTTCTGTTGATGTAGGAAACAGTTTAAAATCTTATTTAACAGGTGCTCTAGCATTTGGTGTACCGCAAGGACAATTAAAATCTGATTGGGCAGGTAATACTTATGAAGTGTTAACATGGTTCCCAGCCGGAGTTTCAGTTAATGGTTATGGTTATTTCACAGATGATATACGAACAAACGGCGGAGACATTGTTGTTAAGACAGGTTCAACTATCAAAGCGTTTATGGACCAAGACGGCAATGGTTACTTTACAGGTGATGTAACGACAAACGGAAGCGCATCAGACGAAAGATTAAAAGAAAATATAATTCCTCTCGAGAAGGGATTAGAAACAGTAGAACAAATAAAAACTTATAAGTTTAATTATAAAGACAGACCTGAGGATACACTACCAGGTGTTATTGCTCAGGAGATTGAAAAATTAATACCAGAAGTAGTTTATGATATTGAAATGGAAGATGATACTTACAAAGCTGTAAGATATCAACAAATTGTGCCAGTACTAATTAACGCAATTAAAGATTTGAGTTTGAAGGTAAAAGATTTAGAAAACCGTCTAAATAACGACGAGTAATTGAAGATTGGTCTTATAAATAATAGGTAATACCAAAAGGGAAAGCATAAATGGCAAAAATTTCAGAATTACCTCCGATTACCGGTGCCAATACCAGGCCTGAAGACCTGTTCGTAATCGTCAACCTTGTTCAAGGAGACGACGGCACAAGTAATATTACTAGGAAGGAATTAGTTGAAGCAATTCAATACGAAATCTTTTCTAGAATAAACATCACTGGTGGAACAATCTCCGGTGTGGTTATGTCTGACTCACGATTAAATAACGTTGAGATAGATAATTCTGAAATTGAAGATACCGATTTTATTCGCGGTTCAATTGATGATACCGTAATCACAAACAGTACTGCCAATAATATTACAATGACTTATAGTAGTTTCCAATTTGGAACACTGCTTGATTCTTCTGCTAACAATTTAACAATTACTTCATCTGACTTTTCACAAGGCACAGGTAATAATAACGTACTCACAAATACTACACTACTTGATGGTAGTGCTAATAATTTTGTTATTACAGACTCAACTGCCAACAACATTATCATTACGAATTCAGAACTTAATGACAGTACAGCAAATAATGTTGCGATTACAGATTCAACAGTAAATAACACAATCATAACAAGTTCTGAGTTTAATGACGGAACTGCTAACAACGTAGCAATTACTCAATCTGATTTTTCTGACGGAACAATTAATCAATCAGTTATTGAAACTTCCGAGTTTAATAATGGTACGATGGAGACAGTTACTGGTATTAATTTAGATATCAGCAACTCTGCATATGCTAACGGAACTGTTTCTGATTCTATATTAACAGATAATACTATCCTTAACGGTACAGCAAATAATATTGCGATTACAGATTCAACCGCTAATAATACTATTATAACAAATTCTGAATTTAATGATGGCACAGGCAACAATGTCACATTAACTAATTCAACAATTGATGATTCACTATTCAGTGATGGTACTATTTCTAATACCTCATTCACAGGTACAATGGATAGTGTTGTCGCAACCAACATACAAATCAGAAGTTCAACTGCTGATGGTTTAGGTGCAAACAATTCAACGTTTGAAAATGGTGGAATATCAGGTTCAACCTTTGACGGTGGCGTAATTAATAAATCCAATCTTGTCGACTTCGACATGGATATTAATACAGAATTTGAAGCACCAATGGATGATGAATCCTATTTTGCTATTCGTAACGAAAAGACAGGTGATACAGAACAAATTAACTTCGGTCAATTATTCGACGAAGTATCTAAGAAAACAGCACAGGCATTAAAGGTACACGTTGACGCAGGATCTGGTGATGATAAGAACCCAGGTACTCAATTACAACCTGTTAGAACATTAGAAAAAGCATTTGAACTTTGTTTAGAAAAAGCAGGTGGCGAATTAAATCGTAACGCAATTAATAACTCTGTTCATATTTCAGTTGGGCCAGGAACATATTATACAAAAGGTAATCTGCAGTTACCTGATGACTGTTCAATTACTTCCACATCAGGACAGTATGCGACAGTCATCGAATTAGAAAAAGGTTATGAAAATAATAATGGTATTCTTGTAGGTTCTGGTTGTTATGCTCAAGGATTTGCATATCAGAATTTCCAAGTTGATAACTTTGATTTCCCAGAAGGCGGATTCGCGGTTGCGTATCGTCCTGGTGCTAAGTTATTGCGTTCACCGTACTTAAGAGATAGTTCACAGTTATCAAACTTCTTACGTGCTGATGTTGAACCACCTTTGAATCCTTACAACTCAAAAGGTACTCTTGCTGACTTAGGTAGAGAATTTACATTAAGTAATATTTCAGATCCTACCAAGTTTGCGATTGATGATGAAATAGAATTCTCATCAGGTGCAATCGGTTATGTATCTTATATTTCTGAAATTGCTTCAGATAGTAAAATACACGTTAGAAATTTAAAGAACAATCAAGGATTCGCTGTAGGAGATACAATTACTGCTGAATCTGGTGGTACTGCTGTAATACAATCAATCGGTATTGACGATTTCCCAAACAGGGAAGTTGGTCGAGGCGGTGGTTGTGTACTTGCAGATAGAAGAGTACTTGATACCGATTCATTATATACATATGTATTATGTTTTGGTTTCACACCTCGTTCACAAAACGGTATCGGTTATGTAGCAAGAGACGGTGCTGGTGTTAACGGTATTGGTTCATTGTCCATCTTTGTTCGTTGCGCATTCTATGCTCTGAATGGTGGTCAGATGACGCTGAACAACTCAGGTACTCAGTTCGGTGATATCTCAATGAGGGCAAAAGGTACTACTGAGTTCTTTGCTCCAAAATCAACAACAGCAACAATTATTGGTAATACTGCATTCGCTGATACGGTTGATAATGCTGCTGATGATATCATTGATGATGTTGTTGAGTATTTAACTGCCAATACAGCAAATGGTGGATTAGGTTATCAAGCATACGATTCAGAAAAATGTTTAAGAGATTCAGGTATCGTACTTGATGGTACAGGATATGACGTTGCTCTTGATACGAACTATTGGGGAAGACTTGGTGGAATTACATATAGGTCTCCTATCAGTTATGTTGTACCAGGTGAACAGCTTGAAGAAACAAAAGGTGCATTAGAATACCTAAGAGATAGAACAAAAGAAATCTTTGTAACGGGTAATTCTGAAGTTAACGAACGTGTTGAAGCATCCTTTGGGGAACTTTTAAATGTCCTTGAATACGGTGAAGAAAATATCAACCCGATTATATGGCAAGATACTTCAGTACCTCGAACAGCTGCCAGAAACCTCATACAAGACAACCGAGAGTTTATTACTGGAGAGTTAATTGATTGGATAGAAAACAACGATGAATTCTATGCTTACGATAGTAAAGCTTGTCGACGTGATGTATCTGACTATATTCTACCTGCTGTTAAAAACGATATGCAATTTGACACAAACTATAATGCTGTCACTGCAGGTCGTGCTTATTACATGGCTGCAGCTAAAACTGTTATTGAAAATCAGAATAACGAAACAGTTGAAGCATATCGCAGATTAAAGGACCAAACAAACGAATTACTTGATGGAGATTCATATACTGCTTCTGCGAAAACCGATGCAGCCTTTGATGAAATCTTATCTATCCTTGAAAATAAAGGAAAACAGTTTACACCTACTGCCGCTACTTATGACCCAGAAACTGGGAAATCAGTTATCACACTCGGCACAGGCCACGGATTAACAGTTGGAAGATATGTACTTCTAAAAACTGGTGGACTCATATTTACTTGTGACCGAGATAATCATACAACAAGAACAGGATATCCTCGAGCTTCTGACCCAGCTGCAGGTACTCCGGTTGAAATTATTGGTGCAAACGAAACCAAGATTACAGTTAATGTTGGTAAGTCAGCAATTGTTGATGTACACAAATTTGTTGAAGCATTACCTAATTCTGTATCAGTTCTTGGTTCAGCAATTGCATGGAGTGATTCATCGTCTATTCCTGCTGATAAGAGAAACGCAAGAAAACAACTCGAAGCAAACAGAGAATTCTTACAAGACTTAGTATTAGGATATATTGATAATAACTATTTCAGATATGATTCTAACAAGTGCCGTAGAGATATTCAAGATTATATTTTACCTGCGGTTGAAAGAGACATCCTAACAGGTTCAAACTATAATGCATATCAGACAGGTATTGCTTATCGTTCAGGTACTACTCTTGCGGACAATGTAATTAACGAACAGTTGGTAGAAACAACTGGAGCAATTAACGAATTAAAAACAAGAGTAAATACTGATGAGATTGGTTCTCAATTTACTCCGACCAATGCTACTTACGACCCAGTAACTGGAAGATTTGAGGCAACTATTGGTATACATAGTTTACAACCAGGTGATTATGTAAGGTTCCTTGAAGATGGTATTACATTTAGTTGTGATACAGGAAGCGGACCTACAAACGATGCAGTTCCAAATCCAGGACATCCTTTCTATAATCATCCTTGCCCTGTTCACTCAGTTACACCTACAACTATTGTATGTTATGTAGGAACAGGCGGTACTAACGATCATACATTTGTATCAGCCCTAACAAATGCAATTAGTCATGTGATTGGTATTTCTGATAAGGCATCAGAACATCGTTCAGATGAAGCATTTGATAAAATCATTGGTATTTTAAATAGTGCAAATAAAACATACGATACATCTTCTGCTAATTATGACCCAGTGACAGGATTAACTGAAATTACAATCGGTGCTCACGATTTACAAGTCGGTGACGAAGTAATGATTGCAGCTGACAGTATGACATTTACTTGTGCAACTGATGGTAATGCAACACAACATACTTACCCAACGACAACAATTACAAGCTTTACTCCAAGTACTGCTACTTATGTACCCGAAACTGGAGAATTTACTGCTAACATCGGACCTCATAAATTAAAAGTTGGAGATGAAATTGAATTTGCTCCAAGAGGTATTACATTTACTTGTGAACTTGATGGTAATGTTACTGAACATTCTGCTCCTGAACCACATCATCCTTTCTGGGACAAGAAAGTTAAATTAACTTCAGTTGAAGGAAATGTAATTGGATGTAATGTTGGTGCAGTTGCTAACGGCGGTGGAGTACATACATTTGTATCTGCTATCACAAACGCAATCAAAGGTGAAAGACAACATCCTGCTTATAAGAAACCAGTTGTGGTCGCAGCAACAACAGCAACAACATTTACTGTTAATGTAGGTACCTCAACTGATACTTCTGTTCATACATTCGTATCTGCTACAGCAGGAAATATTAAAACTGCTAAACATATTTCAACATATACACCTTATGACGCAACATACGATCCTGCGACTGGAGTCTTTGTTGCTTCAATTGGAAAACACAATTTAGAAGCTGGTGATTATGTAATGATTAAACCTAATTCGGTTATCTTTACATGCGACTTGGACGGTAATGTTACTGAACATGCTGCTCCTCAATCACACCATCCTGCATACAGAACACCTGTTAAATTGGATTCAGTAACTACTGATACAATTACAATGAACATTGGAACAGGTACTGGAGGTGCTCATACATTTGTTAGAGCAACACAAGGTGCAATTGATTCTGATGCGTTAGTATTTACTGACCCAGCATCTTATGTATCTCATTATACTCCAACAACTGCTACATACGATCCTGTCACAGGAATCAGTGTAATTACAATCCCAGGTCATGATTTAACAACAAATGATTATATTGAGTTTGCTCCATATTCATTTACTTATACTTGTGCTCAAGATAGTAACGCAACTGAACATTCATATCCAAGAAAAGGTGATAGTAATTACAGAACTCCAATGGCAATCACAAATGTTGCTGGTGATGATATTACTGTTCAACTTGCTGCATCTTCAGGTGGAGCTCATACATTTGTATCAGTAATTAAGGATGCGGTATCTAAAGTTACTTACAATTCTCAAGGTCAATACGCAAGAGAACAATTACAGAAAAACAAAGAATTCTTGGCTAAGGAAGTTTCATCTTACTTAGAATCAAATTACTTTGTATTTGACGGAAACAAATGTTCAAGAGATACAGGATATATTCTTGATGCCGTAAGACGTGATGTTGCTACAGGTTCTAATTATCATACTGTATTTACAGGACTAGGTTATCAAATAGGAACAAAAGGTTCTAACGAAGTTATAACAGAACAGTTAACTGAAACAGTTGCTGCTATCAATTATATGAAAGCAAAAGTTGCTGCTGATGTGAATGTCACAGGAACTGCATTAACAAGAGCTAACGCTGCGTTTGATGAAATTATTGATATTATGCAAAATGGTTCAGGTAATGCTAATGTTCTAGGTTATGGTTCTGCTGCAGCCGTTCCTAATGGAGTTGATGCAACTGACGCTTTAATTACAAACAGAACATTCTTACAAAAAGAAGTTACAGCTTACATTGCTCAAAACTTCCCAACAGTATCATACAATGTTGCTAAATGTGAAAGAGATACTGGTTATCTTGTAGATGCAATTGTATGGGATGTAAGATTTGGTTCTAATGCAGCTGCGATTAACTTCGCAAGATTATATTACGAAAATGCAATCAGTGTATTACCTGAAGACCAAAAATTACCTACTGCTAAAACATGGGAACACCTCGCAGAAGTTTGTTATAAAATAGCAAGGCAAGAAACTGTAACTCCAACAACAGGAAACGGTGAAGTATTTACTGCTATCGCAAGTGATGCAGGAATTGAAATTGCGAATGCAATACGCAACGGTGTTAATGTCACAACGCAAATTATTAGAGATGATGATTTAAAATCATTACCTACATTGAACGAAGGTGAAGTTGAAACCGCAATGATTGCTGCAGTAAATGCAATTGATGGTTTAACAGAAAATCTTCAAGAAAGTGTTATTAAATATCTTAAAGATGAACATAACGGATTACCATTCAGTAAAGCAGTTTGTGAAAGAGATGTTGGTATTATCATCGATGCAGTATCAAGAGATATTGAATACGGCGGTAATGAAAATACAGTTGAAGTATTTGAGTATTACTTCAAGAGATTCAATGCAACATCGGCTGATTACGAACAACTACGTTCAACCAATGTTCTTCCAATCGAAGTCAAAGGTCAATTTAAAACATTATCCGATTACGAAGATACAGCAAATGTTTCAGGTTTAAGAGAAGCAATTAACGTATTACCTTACGAACAGCGTGAACCAACAAGAGAAGCATTTAATCATCTTGCTGATATGGCAGAAAAGATTGTTAAAGAAGTTGCTCATACTTCAACATATACAAGTTATACACCAACTAATGCTACTTATGACCCGGCAACTGGAGTCTTCGTGGCAACTATCGGTGCTCACAATTTTGTAAAAGGTGATACGATATATCTGAAACCAAACGGAATTACATTTAGTTGTAATATGGGAAGTGGTGCTGCCAACCATACTTCACCACAACCACATCATCCTTATTATCAGAAAGCAATAACACTTACTGATACTGATGCGACAACAATTACAATGAATGTAGGAACAGGTGGTTCTGGTCAATATCCTCATACATTTGTATCTGCTCTTGCGGATTCAATTAGTGAAGGTCCATATCAGGATGTCGATGGAACTGCGGCCGATGCAACAACAGGTACTGCGGTACATGATTTAATTGCGACTGTTGCTAACCTGATTGACGATACAAATATTGAAGATGATGAAATGCCTGTAATTACAAAGGCAAGCTTTGACCCTAACAGAACATTAGCAAGAAAACAATTACAAAGAAACAGAGACTTTATTATCGAAGAAGTCCAAGGTTATCTCAAAGATCGTTACTATGTATTTGACGGTGATAAGTGTAAAAGAGATATCGGATTCCTTCTTGATGCTGTAGCAGTTGATGTATTGACTGGTTCAAACTATAATGCAGTATTTAACGGTGTTGCATATAGAATAGGAACAGTTGGTGCTGATGCGGTAATTAACGAACAGTTAACTGAAACAGTATCAGCAATTAAATATGCTCAAGGTTTAGCAGTTGCTGCTGTCACTGACAGCACAATGAAAACAAAAGTAAATGAAGCATTTGCTGAAATCATTGATGTTATGACAAATGGTAGAGCAGCCGCTGATACAATTGACTATACAAGTGTTGCACCAAGCTTTAACCGACTTAATGCAAGGTCTCAGTTACAAAATAACAGAACATTCCTTATTGCTGAAATGACAGCATGGCTTGCAGCAAATCGTCCATCATTAACTTATGATGTTGCTAAATGTGAAAGAGATACAGGATACTTAATTGATGCTGTTTCTCATGATGCTCAGTTCGGTGGAAACTTTGCTACTCTCAATGATGCAAAACTATACTTTGAGAATGCGGTCATTCAATTACCTGAAGAACAAAGACAACCTACAGCAGATGCATTTAAACATTTAGGTGATTGTGCTGAGTTAATTTGTTTAGACCAAGACATCGGTGGATTAAAATCTGCAGGTAACGGTGAAACACAAGATAGGACAGCAGGTGGTGCAGGAGCAGGTATATCGGCTTCAATAGAAGGATTATTTGATATCGTAGCAGGTTCAATTGAGAACAATACTACTTTACTTAATCCTGCTCAAGAGTTACCTGATGCAACTTCATTTAACGCTGTAAATTCAACAGCGTTTGCTCAAGTACAAGGTGTTATCCCAACAGTTCAATCTGGTGTTCTAGGACATCTTGCTACATACTTTGAGATACTTCCATATAGTGAAACAAAATGTCGAAGAGATACAGGTTATATCATCGATGCAGTTGCACACGATATTCAATATGGTGGAAACGCAGCAACAGTTCAAACTGCAGGAATGTATTTTGAGAATGCTGTTAACACTGGATTACAAATTGAACAAAGAATGGGAACAAGAGATGCATTCTTACACATGGCAAAAATCATTGAACATGTCGTAGGTGCTAAATCTATTACAACAACTTTATTCCCAAGAGTTAAGAAATATTACACAGGTGATATTTTAACTCAATACGATTATTGGAACGGAATACATTCTTATCAATCAGTTGAAGCTCAAGATATGGCAGTACATGGTGCAAACCCTGATACTTCTATCGCAGCAAGAAAACTTGTTGAAATTATTGCGAATGCGGTTGATGATAATGTTGAAGTTAGAAATACAATCCCAGATCGCATTGATGTTGACCAAACTTGGATGGGTGCTAACTATATTACTTCTAAGGAATTAGTTGAAAGTCAATCAGATGTATATTCTGAAGCAGTTATTAGTTATCTTACAACAACACATAACGGTTTAAGTTTCAGAGATGCAAAATGTAGAAGAGATATCGGATACTTAATTGATTCCGCTATGCACGATGTTCAACATGACACAAACTTTGCTATGCGTCAATCAGCAGGAATTTACTTCGAGAATGGAGTATCAGTACTTCCTGTAGATGCAAGAATAGCAACTGCTGACATTTATGAATTCTTAGGTGATGCTGCTAAGCAAGTTGTTGAAGGTGTTGCCGTAACGAACGCAAGTACATATACATTAATGCCTCAAGATACAACTACTCATACTGCAGCAACAACTGCTGAAGGTGATAGAGTTCATGAGTTAATTGAATATGTTGAAGATGTAATTAGAGCCAACGATGTTGATGAGTTACCTGGACCTGAGTTCACAGCTTCTTGGGTACCTGCAGAATTAACAACTGCTGCTCAAACTATTGTTGATAATACAGAAGAACTTGCTTCTGATGTAACGAATCATATTAATACAAACTTCAACGTTCTTGATTACAGTAAAGCAAAATGTAGAAGAGATACAGGATACTTACTTGATGCATTCAGCTTCGACTTGAACTTCGGTGGTAATACTGCTTCACGTTGGAACGCAGACTTCTACTTCTGGAATTCAGTATATCGTTTACCTGAAGACCAAAGAATACCTACTGCGAAAGCATATCGTCAATTAGGTAGAATTTGTAAAGATATCGTATTAGGTGAATATAAAGGACAAACAACAATTGGTGAAGTAGGAACTTCGGTTGAAAGTCTGAAAGTTGAAATGTTAGCAAATATCTTCTATAAGACACAACTATATAACGATACCAAGTACTTACCTGTTAAGGAAGAGCCTGATTATACATACAGTGATGCTGTATTTACAAATGCACAAAATATTATTGAGCAAAGAAGAAAACAATTACAGAAAGATACTGTAAGATTTGTAAATGCTGCTTACGACTTCATTGATATTAATCTAACAAGACGTGATGCAAGAAACTTGTTAACCGCTCTTCAGAATGATTTCAAATATGAAGATCTTCAAGTACCTGTTCCAAGTTATACAACAAACGGTAATCAGAATGCAGTAAGAACATATACCGCTTCATTCTTCAATTACGACGGAACTCATGTATTCCCAGTATTTAATCCTTCGGATCCAACATTAGGATTGAAGTATAAAGGTTCAGTTAATGATGTTGCTGATTTAGGAAGTCTTACAGGAATGAAACCAAACTGGGCATATATTGTTGCGACTGATTATGCAACTAATTACTATGCCGGTGATATATATTATTGGAATGGTATTCAGTTCGTAAATGCAGGAGCAAACAATACTGACCTATTAGATGCATTTGTTGGATCATGGGACAGAATGAGAACATACATTGTAAATAATCTATCTCCTGACTCAGACCACAGTCTGATGATTGAAGGATTATTTGACGATTGCTTGAAGGATAATATCTTGAGACCTAATACATTGGTATTCGGATCATTGGTTGAATCCATTGCTCACCAGTTTAACGGTGCATCGGCTGGTGTTAACAGAAATGCATTACCTCTAAACTTCAGAAACTTAGGTGCTGCTATATCAGCGATTGCCTCGGTACTGAATGAAGATGGTGGTAGAATCCGATGGTCAGGTGCTGATGAATTGAATAACCAGTACTTCGCAAGAGGACTAAGAATTAACGGTAGAACAGGTCGTATTGAAGGCCGACCATTTACTTCCTCTGTAAGAAAGCTCGCAAGACGTGCTTCGAACAGTAGGGCAGTAGTTTAACATAAGATAGGAATAAAATAAAATGCCAATTACAACTATACAAACTTCTCAGGCACCTGACGCAAAACCAGTTGCCAAGAATCTTGTCCTATCGACTAACTGGCAGGAAATCATAAACGTACCAAATTATGAAGTTCCTGAACTAGTATTCGGTGGGTCTACAACTGTTGAGCCAGGTGTGGGTGAAGTTATTTCACCTTTAGTATTATGTAATACAACAGCATCGACAGTGAGATGCGATGTACAGGTATATCGTTACGATGAAAATGTTACTTATTACATTATTCGTAATTTACCAGTACCTGCATATGACACAATCCCAATTCCTCTGAATGGACAGTTTTTAAAGTCAGGTGATATACTTGAGGCGAAAGCCGATGCTGATTTAGCAATACATAGTACATTATCATTTACTTTAGGTCAATCAGAAGAAGACGATGTTGTTTAATACATATAAATATATTATTAATAAAACTGATTTTTAAGGAAATAAACTAGATGGCCAGCAGATTTGGAACATTATCAGGAAAAGGGCAGGTAGTCGGTCACGGCGTACCTCAAACTTTTCCGGTTCAGCTTGACCCAGTACCTTTTGAAGGTGCGGTAATTTATGCTGATAACGGGGAGTTAAGATACTCCGACGGTACTGCTTGGCTGCCACTCGGCACAGGACCACAAGGTACGCAAGGAACAACTGGTATTCAAGGAAACCAAGGTGTTCAAGGTGATTACGGTCCAGGATTTACAATCATTGGTTCTATTGTAGGACCAGGTGACCAATCTAGTTTAAATACAGCATTCCCATCAGCAAACATCGGTGAAGGTGTAATTGACCAATCTGATGATACTCTATGGATTTACGATGGCACCAATTGGGTTAATATTGGCGGCTTCCGTGGTGTTCAAGGTTTCCAAGGAGTTCAAGGTGTTCAGGGTGTTCAAGGAACAATAGGTAACGAAGGTATTCAGGGTGAAAGAGGATTCCGTGGTTTCCAAGGTGAACGCGGTGTTCAAGGTTTCCAAGGTGTTCAAGGTCTATTAGGTTTCCAAGGTATTCAAGGAAGACGCGGACCACAAGGTGTTCAGGGTACGACAGGTATTCAAGGTGATGTCGGTATTCAAGGAACACAAGGACGTGCAGGACCTCAAGGTGTTCAAGGCACAACAGGTATTCAAGGTGATGTCGGTATTCAAGGATTTAGTGGTTCATACGGCGGAGTATCATTTGAGTTTGATTTTGATACTGGAGTTGTTGCTTCTAACCCAGGTGCAAATACTTTTGAAATCAATAATGCAAACGAAACATCAGCATCAGCTTTATTCATAAACAATATTGCCAAGAATGGTGCAAACATAGAAGCACTATATGATTCTATTAACGAGGTCACAGGACCTGTAAAAGGATTCATACAAATTACAAACATTGCTGATAATCAAAAGTTTATCACATATGAAATAACAAATATTACAGACAACACAGGTTGGCATACGCTCTTTATTAACTATGTCACGTCAACCGCTACCGTTTCAGATTTAACTGCAAGTCCTGCTTGTATCATTTCATTTACAAGGGCAGGCGATTTAGGTACTCAAGGAATACAAGGTGTTAATGGTATTCAAGGCTTCACAGGTATTCAGGGTAGTTTAGGTCCTCAAGGTATTCAAGGTTTACAAGGTCCTCAAGGAACGCAGGGTCTTCAAGGTTTACAAGGCCCACAAGGTGTTCAAGGATTACAAGGCGAAATAGGTTTACAGGGATTACAAGGTAACGATGGTCTTCAAGGATATATCGGTTTCAGTGGTGGATTAACATTTGACTGGGATTATAATTCTTCAACGACTGAAGGGTTCCCAGGATTAAATCAATGGTTATTAAATAACGCAGATGTAACATCAGCGGATAAACTTTATATTGATGATCTTACAAATACAGGAAGAAGAGTAGATGGTTTATTTGACTTCTTGGATGGTTTAACATCTCAACCAAAAGGTCAAATTTTTGTAAGAACATATAAAGATACAACTTCAGATGATTACGAATTCTTAATTTATAACTTTACAAATTGGACTTGGTCGGCAACAGGAACAGGAAAAGATTGGGGTCATTTTGACATTACCTTTGTTGGTGCTTCTAATTTAGGTGGAACCGATGCAGCTCCTGGTACGAGTTGGACGAACGGTGTTGTACCTACTTATGGTAATACAACTATCATCAACTTTATTCCTAACGGTCAACAAGGTATTCAAGGTATACAAGGATCACAAGGTCTTCAAGGTGACTTTGGTCCACAAGGTACGCAAGGTGTTCAAGGACAGCAGGGTACGACAGGTATTCAAGGTCTTCAAGGTTTGCAGGGTATACAAGGCGAATCTATTCAAGGTTCCCAAGGTATTCAAGGATTACAAGGTCTTCAAGGTTTACAGGGTCTACAAGGTTTACAAGGTCCTATAGGGACTACTGGTATTCAAGGTACGCAAGGTACAACTGGTTTACAAGGTCTTCAAGGTTTACAAGGTGAACAAGGTCAATACGGTGGCTTAACATGGATATGGAACTTCACAAATAATATTGTTGGAGGTACAGACCCAGGTACAAATAATTGGAAACTTAATAATGCCAACCCAGCAAGTGCTACATTAATTACACTTGATGATATTCCTGCTGACCAATATACACAAGAGATTGATGCTTTCTTAGATTTCATCGATGCTCAACCAGGTGCAGTCAAAGGTTATCTAAAAATACAAGAAGGTAATTACGACGATGGAAATGGTCCTGCTGGTCACCATTGGATGGTTTATGAAATTACAGATTGGACTTGGGATTCTGGTGCTAAGAATTACGGTTTCTTTGATGTTAACTATGTTGACGGTAATGTATCAAGTTGGCAAACACAAGTTAACGCAGTACACGGTCCTGCTACATTAATTACATTTATTCCAAGAGGTCCTGCTGGTATTCAAGGAGCAACAGGTCTTCAAGGGTTCCAAGGATTACAAGGTTTAATAGGTGCTGGTGTACAAGGTCCTCAAGGTACTCAAGGTACATTAGGTTTACAAGGTGCTGAAGGTTCATTTGGTGGAATTACATTTGATTACACTTTTGACTCAAGTACTTTAAATAACGATCCTGGTGGTAACGGTTGGATTAAATTAAATAACGGTACTTATTCTTCAGCTACATCAATGTACATTGATGACAGAGATGATAACTTTATTGATATTCAACCTTTCTTAAGAACGATTGATGACTCTACAAGTCCTCTTAAAGGTCATTTCAAAATTACAAAGAAATCACAACCAGAGATATTTGTAATTTTCTCAATATCGGCTCTTGCAGAGTTAAGTGGATATTTCAATGTTACTTGTGCTTATGTAAGTGGTAATGGTACATTCGCTGACGGCGAAGATATTACAATTACATTCGCAAGAACTGGTGATGCAGGTGCAACAGGTGCAACTGGTCCACAGGGTGTTCAAGGCACAACAGGTATTCAAGGTTTACAAGGTTTACAAGGTCAAACTGGCGCGGGTGCTCAGGGTGCTACAGGCGGTCCTGGTATTCAAGGTCCTCAAGGTCCTCAAGGACTACAAGGTAATGATGGTAATGCAGGGGCTCAGGGACCCCAAGGTGCTGTCGGACTTCAAGGTGACTTAGGTTTCCAAGGACCTGGTGGTTCTGGAGCACAGGGTGTTCAAGGTATTCAGGGTAATGACGGTGCTCAAGGTATCGCAGGTGCCGGAGGAATTGGAGGTCAAGGTACTCAAGGACCTCAAGGACCACAAGGAGCGGACGGTGGAGAAGGTCTTCAAGGACCTGGCGGTCTAGACGGTCAGCCTGGTCCTACTGGTCCTCAAGGTACTCAAGGTACTGATGGTTCCGGTTCGCAAGGACTTCAAGGTATTCAAGGACCTCAGGGTGCTGATGGAACTGGTACACAAGGTATGCAAGGTATCCAGGGTATTTCAGGTATCACAGGAGCAGGTACTCAAGGTTTCCAAGGACCACAAGGTACTGATGGTTTCCAAGGTATTCAAGGATTTGATGGAAGTGGTATTCAGGGTCCTGCTGGTTTCCAAGGTACTCAAGGTTTCCAAGGTGTTCCTGGGACAGGTGGTCAAGGAGCTCAAGGTGATACTGGTTTCCAAGGTATTCAAGGACTTATTGGTATTCAAGGACAATCCGCACCTGGTACTCAAGGCTTACAAGGTGTTCAAGGTTTCCAAGGTGTTCAAGGACCTCCGGGAACAGGTGCTCCTGGTATTCAAGGACCTCAAGGTATTCAAGGTATTCAAGGTGGCCCAGGAGACCCAGGTGGAGAAGGTGTCCAAGGTACTCAAGGATATTCAGGTTATCAAGGTGTCCAAGGTAATGATGGAGCTGGAGAGCAAGGTGCTCAAGGTCCTATCGGTCCACAAGGTTTCCAAGGACCAAGTGGTGACGGTGGTGGTCAAGGTACTCAAGGTATTATAGGTCCACAGGGTACTACAGGTGAAGATGGAATACAAGGTCCTGTAGGTGCTGGTTCAGATGGTGCTCAAGGTCCTGCCGGTCCACAAGGTGAGGCGGGATTAGGTGGTTCTGCAGGTGCTCAAGGTTCAACAGGCCCAACTGGACCACAAGGTACAATAGGTGATGACGGTGGTCCTGGCCCAGAAGGTCCTCAAGGTCCGGCGGGTGCAGGTGCTCAAGGTACAACAGGTTCTCCTGGTGCTCAGGGTGCAGATGGTTTCCAAGGTCCTCAAGGTCCATTTGGTCCACAAGGTATTTCAGGTATTACAGGTTCTGGGTTACAGGGTATTCAAGGTATTCAAGGACCTATAGGTATATCCGTTCAAGGTACACAGGGTCCATCAGGTAGTGCTGCTTCTGTAGATGTTGCTTCAATCCATACAACTGGATTACAAGGTACAGCAATGTTTGTCACAATGGTTCAAGGTGGCTCAGGTGCAAGACCTTTATATGGAACTACATCTCCTAACCCAGGTGGTGAACAGAACTTCTTCTATATTGCAGATGACGATGAGTTAACTCTTGAGAACTTGAACATTGATGGTTCAGTAACACTTAATGGTTCAACAATTACAACATGGCCGACAGGCGGTGGAGGTTCGTTTGACGGAACTGCTACTAATACTGTATCATCAGGTAAGTTGGTCTTCCAAGATGGCACAAATGGCGGCGGCGGTTCGGCATACTTTGGAACAGGAGAAGATGTTCAGTTTTATGATAATGGAACTGCAATGTATATTGACTTTGACGCATCCCATGATTTATATATGCGTGAAGGTACAACCACAAGGTTTACATTTGATACAGGAACAGGTGATTTTACAGCAACAGGTAATGTCACAACAAACTCTGACTCAAGACTAAAAGAAAATGTTAACACAATAACAAACGCCCTTGATAAGGTTGATAATTTGAGAGGCGTAACTTATAATAAGATTGACAATGACAGAAAGGAAATTGGTTTAATTGCACAGGAAGTTGAAGAATTCTTACCTGAGGTAGTAATTGATGGAGAATACAAATCAATCTCATACGGAAATATTACAGCTGTTCTGATTGAAGCAATCAAAGAACTTAAAGCTGAGATTGAACAACTGAAGAAATAATATATTATGGAGTATAATTTGCTCTAGATCATTTCAAAATTGATTAACAAAAAGGGCATTTTTATACAATGTCCTTTTTCATTTGAGTAGCCATATCTTATAAATAAGGTAATAATAGAAAAATTTAAAAAAAGGTTTCATCACCATGGCATCAAGAGCTAACATATACATCGATAAAGGAATGGACTTCAGGACCGAGCTGAACCTGTTTAATGACGAGGGTGTCGAATATGATGACGCAACTATTTCTGTTTATAATTTCTATAGCAGCATAAGAAAAGTATATTCGTCCACAGCAGCAGTCAACTTTAATATTGAAGTCGCAAACAATGACATCACCTTGGTACTTACTGACCAACAAACTGATTCACTAGCACCTGGGAAATATCAATATGATGTTGTAATGGAAAAACAAACAGGAGAACGAACCAAAATAGTTGAAGGTCTAGCAATCGTAGTCGAAACTATTACGGAGGTTTCGTGAGCATAAAGGTCAAAATCGGTGGCGGCCGCTCGATTAAGGCTGTACCGAAACAGGGTCAATCCACTCCTATTGTAGCTCCAGCAGAACGAAAACCACAAATCGTTCCGGATAGTGTTGTCCTTGGAATTGACACTATTGGTGAATACGTTGTTTCCGTCGCGAACACGGTCGGTATTACAGTATCACAAACAGTTTACGACCAAGGCGCTAATGTTGTCATTGGTCATGCTGATACATCAAACGCAGTCAGCACAACAAATCCAAATTTATCGTATCCTAAAAATATCTCAATTGATACATTTGGTCATATTACAGATTTTGAAAATGTAAGTTTTAATCCATTAAACTTTACTGCCAATTCCACAGTTATTTCTTCTGCCGATATTACTCTCGGTACAACTTCACTTACATTAGGCGAAACAACTCCAGTTATTGAAGGTCTTACTGACTTAACAATATCAAATTTATTCACTGCAGAAAATGGTGCATTCTTAAATGGAATTGATGTTACTGGGCAGGCAGAAGTTGGTTCATTAAATGTTGAAGATTTAACACCAGGTCGTATTGTATATGCAGGAGCTGATGGAGAATTAATTGATTCAC